TAAGGTCAAGCAGGTATTGGAATTGACAAACAGCAATTATGTGGTCTATAATCTTGATGAGCACTTTACAAAAGAAGAGTTCTATGCCGAGTTTGGGAAAGGTTCTACATTCCCTCAGGTAATATGTGACAATAAAAAATTGGGAGGTTCTGTTGACACGATCAAATTCCTCAAAGAGCAACAAGTCATCAAGTCCTAACATAAATAAACCAGATAACCACAGAAATCGTGGTATTGAGTTTCTACTTAATGGAGGTAAAAGAGAGCAGACTTATCCATTTCACATCATCTTCGAAAAGATGGTTTGCTTTCTGAACAGGGAAGTTACTATCTATTTCGAATTTTCCTTTAAATCAAGGAAGAGAAAAGTAATTCCCAGGAGAAAGAAAAATGTTAGCAGTTAGTCTAGTCTTTGGTTCATTTTTGACTATTCTATTTCTTGTAGTGGGACTTGTGATTGGGTGGACTGCTAGAGAATACATGATGAACTATCGGGAAGTACCAAGACCTCACCCCGAAATGTTTGACAATCAAGGAAACTTGATACCAGATGAGGTGATTGCATTTAACTTTGAGAACTATCATGACTACGAAATCAACGACGACGAAGACGACGAGTAAACCAAAGGCGGAAGTTGTTAAAGGTCCATCACAGACTCTTCCCAATCTTCCAAAAAATCCTTTTGTTTTTGAAATTTTGGATGTTGTTTCCAAACAAAAAACTAAGGCAAAGAAGATTGCTGCACTCAAAAAATATGAGGAAGTTCCTCTCAAGACTATCTTGATTTGGAATTTTGATGAAAGTGTGGTGTCTGCTCTCCCTCCTGGGGATGTACCTTACTCTCAGTATGATGAACAGACGACACAAAGTGGAACTTTAAGCACAAAGTTGACGGAAGAGATTCGTCGTATGCACGAGACTGGATCTTTTTCTCTTGGTGTTAGTGACCAACAAGGACGAACGACGATTCGTAGGGAATTTAAAAAGTTTTATCACTTCGTCAAAGGTGGTAATCCTGCTCTGAAGAGTCTTCGTAGGGAATCTATGTTTATTAATCTTCTTGAGGGTCTTCATCCTCTTGAAGCCGAGATTATGTGTCTTGTGAAAGATAAAAAACTTTCTGATATGTATAACATTACGCAGGAAATTGTTTCAGAAGCATATCCTGATATTAAGTGGGGTGGTCGTTCCTGATGGGAAAGGGTATCAATATTATCCATACAAATTGTGACCCAATTGCTGCTGATGACAGGAGTCTTCCAAGAGATTCTTATTTGGTGACTTATGGTGATAATGAGCAGCAAAAATATGATGTTGTCCAAGGACTTCAATCTGATATCTTTGATCATTATTGGGATAAGTATCGTGATGTAAGAGGATTAAAATGGACAGAGGGGACAATTAATCCTAAGATGTGGGGTTATAAACCTTCAGATTCCAAAAAGAAGAAGTAATTTCCCAGATCGTCGGAAAAAACTCCGGTAAAATTTTTGGTTTGTAGGGTTTTGTATCATAAGTTACAGAACTTCTTGACTATATACAGTATCAAGGGTATAATACCCTTACGTTCATCCCCCGAAAGGAGGACGCAAGTAAGCCGACTCGGAACGGATCGTTCATCCTATGTTATCATTGCTATCTGTCCTATTCATGCATGTTCCACCTGAGATGCATCTTAGGTGTGAGGACTATGAATGGTTGAAGGAAGGAATGGAGTCTTCTACTCTCTTCACTCCTTCTGAGAAGTTTGAAATCATCCTTAAGTGGATGGAGCACACTGATCCAGCATGTTTTGATAACAGGGACGCAAAAGCCGACTGAAGGAACGGGATTAACCATCTCATTTCTTTGGAGTAGAACAATGTCTAAAGTCGTTTACCGTGGACAATCTTACGATACTGAAGAGCGTCGTGAGACACTGAAGCAACTGCAACAAGAGCAGTGGTTCAGCGAGATCTATCGCGGAATCAAGTTCGAGAAAAACCTTTTCAGAGAGAAGTCAAAATGATTGGAACACTGGTAGGATCATTCACTGCCTTTTCCGCCGCATTTTTTCTTCTAATCTATGCAGAGGTCAAGTTGCTAAGTAAATAAGATTCAGAGGGTTCTTGACGAACCCTCTTTTTTTGTGTAAAATGGATAGAGAGAAATCTATTCTATGGACAAAGAAAAACTAAAACTGATTGTCCGTAATCTTGAACTGTTGGTTGATTCTCTGAAAGCAGAAGTCTACTCTGATACGCAGAGTTATTTGACGTATCAGAAAGATCCGACACTACACGATTATGACGAAATCTTTGATGACGATGATGGGTATCCAGACTAATGGTTAGTAGAGCAAAAAAACTTGTAAAGCTGCTTGAGCGACTAATCAAGCAAGATCATCTCTATACTGACGATAAGATTCGTGAGATGAAAGCACAACTTCGTGAGTTAAAAGAGCAACTCTCAGAAATCGAAAAGAAAACATCGAAAGGATTTGGTAAATGAGCGTAAAATTGGTTAGTGTCACTCCTGATGCGGAACAGACAATGGCATATGTTGCCCGTGTGAGCAATCCTAATAATCAGGAAAATCCCAACTATGCTAAGTTGTTGGGTTATTGCATCAAGCACAATCACTGGTCTGTGTTTGAGCAGAGTTTCATGACTTTGGAGATTGAGACTACTCGTGGTCTCGCAGCTCAAATCCTCCGACACCGCTCATTTACATATCAAGAATTTTCGCAACGCTATGCTGATTCTTCCCTACTCGCGGAGACGATCCCAGTCCCTGAACTTCGTCGTCAAGACACCAAGAATCGCCAGAATTCTATTGACGACCTGGATCCAGAGTTTGTGGAACTGACTAACAAGCAGATTGAAACTTACTTTGCTCAAGGTATGAGTTTGTATCAGCACCTGCTTGATAACGGAGTCGCAAAAGAGTGTGCTCGTTTTGTGCTTCCTCTGGCAACTCCTACCAGACTTTATATGTCCGGTTCTTGTCGTTCATGGATTCATTATATCACTCTGAGGTCTGCTAACGGAACTCAAAAGGAACACATGGAGATTGCAGAGCAGTGTAAGACTATCTTTGCAGAGCAATTCCCCACAGTTGCAGAAGCACTGGAATGGGTCTAAATACAATATCTTGAATTTCTAACAATGGCAACATATCCCGTAGTGAATAAGAACACTGGTGAGCAAAAAGAAGTTGTGATGAGTATTCACGACTGGAATCAGTGGTTAGAAGATAATCCAGACTGGACTCGTGATTGGTCCGATCCATCCACTGCACCGATGGCTACCGATGTTGGTGAATGGAGAGATAGACTCGTCGCAAAGAATCCTGGATGGAACGATGTGCTTGGAAAAGCAGCACAAATGCCTGGTTCTAAAGTTAAAAAAATCTAATGGCAAGAAGAAAAAGAGCATCTGCAGAGCAACCTATCGGGGTTGGACTCACGACAAAGCAGATGAAGAGAAAGAAACCTCTGAGTTCTGAGTACTTGGTGGAAATTGATCCACTTACTGATAATCAAAAAACTCTTTTTGATTCATACCGAGAAGGAAAGCACTTGATTGCTTATGGTTGTGCAGGTACAGGAAAGACGTTTATTACCCTCTACAATGCACTTCGTGATGTGTTGGATGAAAGAACACCTTATGAGCGTATCTACCTTGTACGTTCGCTTGTAGCGACCAGAGAGATTGGTTTTCTCCCTGGATCCCATGAAGATAAGGCAGACATCTACCAAATCCCATATAAGAATATGGTGAAGTATATGTTCCAAATGCCTTCTGATGCTGACTTTGAGATGCTCTATGGAAATCTCAAATCACAAGAGACTATCAAGTTCTGGTCTACTTCATTCCTCCGTGGAACCACTCTTGATAATGCAATCGTGATTGTTGACGAATTCCAGAATCTTAACTTCCACGAACTTGACAGTATTATCACCCGTGTTGGTGAAAATACCAAAATTTGTTTCTGTGGTGATGCTGTTCAGTCAGACTTACAGAAGACAAATGAGCGTAATGGTATCGTAGACTTTATGAATATATTGCGTAAAATGCCATCGTTTGATATAATTGAGTTTGGTGTAAATGACATCGTTCGCTCTGGACTTGTCAAAGAGTATATTCTAGCAAAAATGGATTCTGGGTTTTAATATGTTTTTTCCTGTAACATGTGTGGATGATTTTTATGATGATGTTGACAACGTTAGGGATTTTGCTCTCTCGTTAAAATACTCAAAAAATTTTAATGATAATTTTCCAGGAGAAAGAACTGAGTGTTTATCTACCATAGATAAAACTTTTTTTGATTATTTTTGCACTAAACTTTTTTCTTTATTTTTTGATCTTAATCAAACTGAGATTAATTGGGAATTAAATACACATTTTCAAAAGACATATCAATATGATTCACCTGAAAAATATTTTTTAGATGTAAACTCTGGATGGTGTCATTTAGATATACGATGCATATTGGGAGGAGTAATTTATTTAAATCAAAATCCTAACCCAGATGCAGGTACTATCATTTGCAAATTAAACAATAATAATTATAAACCTTTTGAAAATACAGAATGGGTAAGTGCCAGAAACAATTTTTATAATAAAAAATCAAATGATATTGAAAAATACGTAAACGTAAAGAGAAATCATCATAAAAATTTTGATACAACTTTGGAGTTTAAAAATGAGTATAACAGAATGATCTGTTATGATTCAGATTACTGGCATAGAGAATCTCAATTTTCAATGCCAGATGAAGATTTTAGATTAACTCAAGTTTTTTTTATTACAGAAATGCAGTGCAAAAACCCGACTCTTCCACCCTATTTGAGATCTAAAAAATATGTCATTTAATCATGTTGGTGTTAGTCTCCCTACCCTTGAGAGGGAGACTATTGATGGTGTAAGGTATTACAAAGTACCTGATGACGAAGAACTCCTCCGACTGGTCTCCATCACTTCGGTGACCAGTCATTTTAATAAGGAGATTTTCGTCAACTGGAGAAAGAAAGTTGGTAATGAAGAAGCAGACCGTATCACGAAAGCAGCAACTAGTCGTGGTACAGACATGCACACACTGGTAGAACATCACCTTAAAAACGAGGATCTACCAAAAGTCCAACCGATTTCTGATTTTCTCTTCAAGATTGCAAAATCAGACCTCAATCGTATAAATAATATATACGCACTTGAAGGTTCCCTATATAGTAAGCAACTAGGCATTGCTGGAACCGTTGATTGTATTGCTGAATATGATGACGAACTAGCAATAATCGACTTTAAGACTTCTAAAAAACCAAAACCACGCGAGTGGATCGACCACTATTTTGTACAGTGCATGGCATATGGTTGTATGCTGTACGAACTGACAGGAATTTCTGTCAAAAAACTTGTAATCATCATGGCTTGTGAAAATGGAGAATGCGTCGTCTATGAAGAACGAGACAAAACAAAGTACATCAAACTTCTCACCCAGTATATTGGAAAGTTTGTTAGAGATAAACTGGAACTCTATGGAACAGAATAAAGAACTAGAACAGGCTATCGAAAGCAAATTTTTAACTCCTTCTAAGTTTGCTTTGGAGATTGAAAAGATTGTAATTGAGGAAAACTTTAATTACATCGATGCTATCTGTCACTATTGCGAAATCAATAGTCTTGAAGTAGAATCGGTGACGAAACTGATTTCTAAACCACTGAAAGAAAAGTTGAAATGGGATGCTACCCGACTCAACTTTATGAAAAAAACTTCGAGAGCAAAGCTTCCTCTATGACCGTGACGCCCTTTGAAACCTATCAACATTATTTGTCACTAAAAAATCACTTCACAAATCCAAAATACGACTTCTTCAAGTACGGTGCAAAGACTCGCGCCAGTGTTACTTCTTTCAATAAACGAAAGGACAAATACTGGTTCGAAAAGACTTCACGCAAGTATTCTGATAAAGAAGTCGTAGATTTTTTAGTATCTAATTTTACTGCCACTGATAACCCGCAAAACCTATGGATTGGAGAAATTATCAATTCTGGCGAAAGAAATTACGCCGACTGGATGAAACGCCAACAGAGTTTGACGTACTTATTCAAAGAGCAAAGCAACGAATTGTTATCGGAGAACGAGTTAGAGACTTTGTTCAACTGTACCAAGGGTCATCCTCTAATACTCAAAAAGTTTCTAAGCGGGAGCGTATCGCTAGAAACCTTAACAATCTTCGACAAGGTATTCCATTTCTCAAAAAACTTTGATAAGAAGTTAGATGACCCAGTGTGGGAATCCGTAAGTTTGAAATTGAAGAAGTATTCTCCGTTTCTAAATATTGATATGTTCCAATACAAAAAAATCTTACGGTCTATTATTCATGAGTGACTTTTTCAAATCTGATATTATCCAAGACGAACTAACTGAGATTAATAATCTTCAGGAAGAGATATACGGAAGTATTCTCACGTTCGGTACAATGTCTAATGAGACCAAAAGGGAACATGTTGAGATGTTACAGACCTTGCTAGAAAAGCAAAGGATCATGTATACTAGATTGTCCCTTTCAGACGACCCACAAGCGGTCGAAATGAAAGAGAACCTTCGCAAATCGGTGTCGCTGATGGGTTTCCCACCAGACACTGATATGCAAGTTTTATTCGACAGTATGAAAGAAACAATTGAATCCCTCAAAGACTATCTTGACGACTGAGGGCATCCTTGCTATACTATCCGAGTAAATCCCCCGAATCCAATTAATCCGAGGTAATCCAAATGTCTTTCGCAGACCTTAAAAA